GTGCCATTGAATAATCGTTGTCAAGAGATTCTTGCCGAACTCCCCCGCGAAAACGATTTTATTTTTCCATGGAATCGGCTAGCTTTTCAAAGCTATTTCAGGAAAAAGCTTTCGCCTTTACATGAGGCGGGGTTGATTTCCCATGTTTACAGGCCATATGATTGTCGCCACACTGCCATTAGCCGTTGGATTGAAGCTGGCATTCCAGTGCCACAAGTGGCAAACTGGGCGGGCAATACAAGTGAAGTGATTTTCAAGCATTATTGCAATAGCACGCAAGAATACGAGATGCCGGTGCTTTGAGCCGGTTTCCCGAAGAAGCCGCCTTCTTTTCCATTGTTAAACTAACAAAGACCATTCTTTTTAATCATGGCAATCACTTACCAATGGGGCGTCGCTAATCTCGAACGCCACCTTGCTGATGGAATCGTCTACACGGTTCACTATACAATTTCCGCCGATGATGGCACGTATGCCAGTTCGGCGTATGGCAGTCTTGGGCTTGAAGCTCCTGATGAGGATGATGAAATTCCTTATGCCCAGCTCACGCCTGAAATCGTTACTGGCTGGGTGAAGGAAAAGTTTGGCGACGAAAAAGTGGCTGAAATTGAAGCCGCTCTCGCAGAGCAAATTTCTCAACAGCGTACTCCCACTAACGGCACTGGAGTGCCCTGGAGCTGATGGCATCAAACAAAACCATTAACGGGCAAAAGCTTCATCAGCCAAACAAAAGCAAGCGCACGCGCCAAGGCAATGGAGCCAATAGCAAAGCTTCTCACGGGCGAAAGCTTCTGAGAGGACAAGGTAAATAACTAAGGGGCCAAAAGGCCCCTTTTCTTTTGCTAGTACAATGGAAGAAAGAATTATTTCTCATGGGCCAAATCATTGCTGGTGGCGAACAGTTTGAAACTCATATTGAAGCTGATTATCGGGGAAAGATTTTACAAAAAGGACCAGATAGCGGCAGTGTAGATGCTTTTGGAAGACAGCGGACGAGTGCTCCTTATACGCTTTTTGATAGCACAATGCGCTATGACAAACGTCCTGATCAATGGTTTGACAGCATTGTTGGCAGTGGGACTTCCACGTTTTTAACGCATCAAAGCAGTGTGGCAATGGGCACCACCACTGCATCGGGAGACACGGTTCTTCGTCGTACTAAGCAGAACTTTCCGTATCAGGCGGGTAAAAGCATGATGCTTTTGCAAAGCTTTGTTGGCGCTCCGCTCGCCTCTGGTCTCATTCAAGAAGTGGGAATTTTCAATGATCAGAATGGCGTGATGCTACGCGCTAGTGGCACCACGGTGCAATTCGTTGTCAGAAGTTATGCATCTGGCACAGTCAATGAAGACGTAGTGAATCAAAGCGATTGGAATATTGACACGCTTTCTTCACTTAACTTTGCTAAGGCACAAATCTTTACTGCCGATTTGGAATGGCTTGGCGTGGGGCGCGTTAGGTGTGGTTTTGTTGTTGATGGGGAAATAGTTTATTGCCACGAATTTGAGCATTTCAATGCATTGGATAGTGTTTATATGACAACGGCTATTTTGCCATTGTCCTATCGCATTCATAATGCTTCTGCTCAAGCGTCTTCGGCAACAATGAAGCATATTTGTTGCAGCCTGCTAAGCGAAGGCGGCTACGAGCCAGATGGTGCCATTTATTCAGTGGGGCACGATCTTTCAACAGTGCCCAACACTTCCGGCGAGCGCATCACTGCCGGTATTCGTATGGCCAGTGGTCGCACTGGTAATGTCATCCTTCCCGTGAGGATTTCTACAACCACTGCTTCTAGTGATGTGGTGCTGTGGCGATTACGGTTGAATCCTACGCTTTCTGGCGTTACTTGGAGCGCAGCCAACAATGGTAGGGGCAATGTAGAAGTGACGACAAGTGGCACTGCCACGGGAGGCACTGTCATTGATTCGGGCTTTGTTAGCCAAGGCAGCGCTAATAACTATGCAGTGGCGGAAGCCATTCGCTTAGCGCTTGGGCAAAACGCCTCTGGCCAAAGCGACACGTTGATTCTTACTGTGGACAGCAGCTTAAGCGCCAAAGCTTTAGGCATGATTGGCTGGGTGGAAGTGGTTTGACCAGCTAAGCTAAGGGCTCTTGTCTTTCCTCCATGGATGCCTTTAAGGACCAGTGGTACAAGCAGCAAGTGGACCACATTTCCGAAGCTCTTCAAGAGCTTCTCACGGACGACGATCCTTCCATTGCCATCAAAGGACTAAGCGAAGCCATCAGTGAGTGGGAAACCTACCACGAGAAGGAGCTGGCTAAGTGGAAGCGTCTCAGGGCGATTCTTGATTGGGAAGCTGGTACGTAATTCGCAGTTCTCCCCCTAGTGCCTTTACAGCCTCACTAGCGTCCGCTGGTGGGGCTGTTTCAATGAGAACAGACGGAACAATGGCATCAGGAAGTGGCGTGACGATGGCATCAGGGAAAAGCTTATGAGCTTGTTCGGCCAGAGCGTTTGCTTTTGTTTCTCGCTCTTCTTTTTCCCATTGTTTCACTAAAACAGCAGCTTGCTGGTCAACTTTCTGCATGACGCCTTTGGTTTTCCATTCTGCCCAATCAGGCCTGCAATGTGCCATGAGCATTTTGAACCATGGCTTAAAAGCAAGGGAGGGCCGTTTTACGACGGCCCATAAGCCTAGTTCGTAGCAGAGAGCATTAAACCAAGACTGCCAATTCATTTGCTATTTGCGAATGGCGAATGATTAACCTTCTTGAAAAACTGAAATATACACTGTGCCTGTTTTCGTCAGAGGAAGAATTTTATCGCGAAGATCAATGTTAAACGCACGGCAACAACCATGAGTTGGCACTAGAGGCTGTTTGGGAGCCCATGCGCCAGGCCAACCATTTGCACTTCCGCCACCATGCAGCATAATTCCTGCACGGCCATATTTAGCTTCCTGATTCTCTAGTTCCACCATGTCAAAACTGTACCAACCATAAGCCATGAGCGTACGATCATAGGCAGGCTTATCACCCACTCGATCGTAGTCTTTATAGATGGCGCCGATCTTGTACAGACCAGGAGGACAGTCAGAATTCGTGATCTTCCATTCAAAATCACTATATTGTCCGCGAGCAAGGCAAGGGATTTCCCACAGCAGCTTTCCTTCAAAAGAGAAAGCTTTCATGGTCTCAACGGCATCATTCACAATCAAATGCGAATCGCCTTTCTTGAAGCCAAAATCTTGCGGACGTTTCTTAGGGCCGATCATAGTAACAACAGTGCTCTCGGGAGCATATTCTTTCATGAGCTTAGACAATTTTGCTGGATACGCTGGATCAGTGGCATAGCTTTGCTCCTTAAGCATGCGAGCAGCAGCGTAACGATTAGGAGCACGATTAATGCCCTTGAATTGACGATAGTCTTTATACCAGCGCGTGACTAAGTATTCAATGCAAGCAGCAAGACTAGGGAAGTCAATAAAACCAGCTTTGATAGTCACCCATTGACCATCGTAAAATTCTTGCGTGGAAGTGGTAGTGCCGTCTCCCTTTAGTCCCAGATAGTTATTTTTACCAGACGTGTGCTTACCGAAGCCACTTTCCAGGCAGCACTGTGCTGCTACCAGCTCTGGATAGCGAGCGCCGTATTTACGGGCTGTCTGGAAGCATTCGTCCCAGAAAGCCCGATTTGAAGGCCACACGGCTTCAGCCCTTAACGCGGAAGACTGCCTTAAGGCCAGTCAGTAGAAGCTGGATGATATTGTTCTCCTTGTAGGGAGTGCGTTCGATGATTTGGTCAACAGCAGCAACAATGATGCCACCAATCACGAACCATTCAATGCCGCTCATGATGAGAGATACAAGAGGATGTAAATAGCCTAGCGTTCAATCTCCAGATTTCGTACTCTTGCTTCCATTTCGCTCATCTTGTCTGTGAGCGTAGAAAGTTTCTCTGTGACGGTTTCAATTTGTACTGCCACTCTTGCTTGTTGAGTGCCTACGGCTATAAGCATGGCGCCCGTTGAAAGCAACATGCCAGCCGTGATGGTGGCTACGAAATTTGCAAGGCCGTCCTTGAAACTGTCCATAGCCGACAATCAATACTCTAATTCTAGACGAAATTCATGG